AGGCCCGGCGTCGTTCCGCGGGGCGGCGTTCTTCGTGCCCACCGTCGAGCGCGGCGGCGGCCGACGTTTGGTTCTGCACGAGTACCCGTTCCGAGACCAGCCGTTCGCAGAAGACCTCGGACAGAAAGCGCGAACGTTCCCGGTCGAAGGCTACGTGATCGGGGAAGACTACATCACCGCGCGCGACGCACTTCTTGACGCACTCGAAGCGCAAGGCTCCGGGCAATTGACCCTCCCCTACCAGGGGTCGCGCAATGTCGCGGTGGGGAACTTCCGCGTTCGCGAGACCGACGATGAAGGCGGGATGGCCCGCTTTCAGATCGAGTTCGTCGAGACCCCGGTCAATCCGATCGAACCGTCGAACGCGGTGGACGGTTCCGGCGCGGTCATCGATAGCGCGTCCATTGCTCGGGGGTCGATCGGGGTCGAGTTCCTTGGGAACTTCCAACCCGGAGTTTTTGTCGCAAGCGCGGAACGTTCTCTGAACGCATTCGGCGATTCTGTGTTGAGCGTGGTTCGAACCGTTCCCATGGAAGCGCAAGCGCTGGCGCAGTTACATCAGGCGGTCACGTCGCTTCAAGCCAACGTCGCCGAACTCGTCGCCGAACCGACGGCACTGCTCGAATCGGTGACCGAACTTTTTGACCAGTTCGAGTCGCGCCCGCTGTGCCTCGGCGTCTACTCGTATGTTCCCGGACCGGTACCGGTCGGCACGACGCCTGACCGCGTGCAGGAGCTTCTGAACTTCAATTCGTTACAGCAAGTGATCCAACGTCTCGCTGTGATTCGCGGCAGTGAACTGATCTTGCAAGAGGATTTCACGAACTTCCAGGAAGCGGTCAGCGCCCGCGAATCCCTGACCGATCTGGTCGATCAGCAAGCGGAGGTCGTGGCCGACGACACCTACCCGGCAATGGTGCAGCTCCGGGCGTCTCTGGTCGCAGCGGTTCCGGGGTCAAACTCGGACCTTCCGAACCTGATCACGTTCACGCCGATCACAACCCTTCCGTCGTTGCTCGTCGCGTTCCGGTTGTACGGCGATGTCGAACGTGAACTCGACCTTGTGGCGCGCAACGACGTGTCGAACCCGGCTTTCGTTCAGGGTAACGTCACACTGGAGATCCTCTCAGATGGCTGACGTTGCTCTACTGGTGAACGGTCAGAGCTTCGAAGGCTGGCAGCGGATTCGCGTCGTCCGCGGCGTCGAGTCTCTCTGCGGCATGTTCGAGCTTTCGATCTCCGACCGCTGGAACGGCGCGACCGACGCGTGGCCGATCAACGCCGAGGACCAGGCAACCGTGCTGCTCGACGGCACCCCGCTGATCACCGGGTTCGTGGACCGCCGACGAGTCTCCTACGATGCCGGGGAGCACTCGCTCGAAGTCGCCGGTCGAGATCTCGCCGCGGCTCTGGTCGATTGCTCGGCGCAGTTGACCCCGTCCGGGTTCAAGAATCTCCAGATTGACGCACTGATTCGGAACTTGGCCGCGCCGTTCGGGATCAACGTCATCGTGGACCCGAGCCTTCAGCTCGTGACCGTTTCGGCCAAGGTGAGTAAGCGCGGCGGGCGCGTGACGAACGCGGGGACCGGTGGCAAGCGCGGCGGAACAGGTCTGCCGAACCCTCCGAAGAAGTTTGCGATCTCGCCCGGGGAATCTGCCTTCGAAGTCCTCGATCGTGCTTGCCGTATGGCTGGAATTCTTGCCGTGTCGGACGGCCGCGGAAACATTGTGCTGACGCAGAGCGGCTCGACGAGCGCCGTCACGTCGTTGATCGAGGGGCAGAACATCCTGCGCGCGTCGGCAGACTTCGACGCCAGTGGGCGCTACGCGTCCTATACGGTCCTAGGACAGGCGCAAGGCGACGACGAGGTGTTCGGGACGGCCGCGGCGCAGGTGAAGGGTACAGCGCAGGACCAGGAGGTCAGGCGGGGAAATCGAAACCTGACAATCCGGTCGGAGCACGCCGCGACGGTACAGGCCGCAACGACCCGGGCCGGATGGGAAGCGAAGATCCGGGCAGCGCGGGGCGACGCGATCTCGGTCACGGTCCAAGGCTGGACGCAGGCCGACGGCACACCATGGCCTGTGAACGCACTGGTTTACGTCGAGAGTGACCTACTCGGGATCAAGGGGGACCTCCTGATCGCTCAATGCGTTCACACTCTCGACGAGTCGGGCACCACGACGGAGATGACTTTGCGACGCCCGGACGCGTTCATTCCGGAGCCGGTGATCGCCGCGGGATCGTCCGGCGCCTGGAAAGAGCTGAGGTTCGGCGTATGAGCTTTGGTGCTCAAATTCGGAACCTTATTGCGCGCGCTGTCGTGAACCTTGTGGACGACGGGAAGCACTTGCAGATCGTGCAGCTTGGAGTGCTCGCTGATGAAACCGTCGAGGATATCGAGCGGTTTCAAAACTACGGATTCACGAGCAACCCTGCGACCGGCGCCGAAGCCGTGGTTCTGTTCGTGAATGGCCAAAGGGATCACGGCCTTGTTGTTTCGGTGGACGACCGCCGGTATCGAATCGCGAATCTCGCGTCGGGCGAAGTTGCGGTGTATGACAAGAATGGGAGCAAGATCACGTTGAAGGCCAATGGGGACATCGACATTGCTCCGGCCTCCGGCAACGTCAACGTGACCGGAACGTTGAAAGCGTCCGTGGACGTGCAGGTCGGGTCGGTCTCACTGAAGAATCACGTTCACACGTCCGGTTCGTTCACGACGCCGAGCGGTGCCGTCACCGGAACCTCGGGTACTCCGATATGAGCGACCTCGCCCTCGTGTGGAATCCTGCTCTGAACCGGGCGGATCTCGACTTCGGAAAAGATGTGAACGGCGGAACGGATCTTCCGTCGTTCACGATTCCCGATTCGAACGACTTCCTTCCTGAGGACGGTCTGAATACGGCGGTGCTTCTGTCGCTCTTCACGAACCGCAGGGCACTCCCGGGCGACGTTCTTCCCGTCGCGGGAATGGATCAACAAGGGTGGTGGGGAGACACGCAATCCCCTCTGTTGAATGAGCAGATCGGATCTCGGTTGTGGCTGCTCGCCCGGTCGAAGACCACTCCCGAAGTCTTGACCAAGGCCGAGGACATCGCGCGCGAAGCGCTTCAGTGGCTCATTGACGACAAGGTCGCTTCGACGGTCGATGTGACTGCCGCGCAAGGCGGCACGTCGCTGATCCCGGTGCTCGCTCTGACGGTCGCGATTCACAAGCCGGAAGGCACTGCGGCCACGTTCAAATACAACTTGCAGTGGACGGCGCAGAAAGGGGAAGGCTGATGGCATTCGTTCGCCCCACTCTTGCGGAACTCGTGACGCGGGTGACCGCCGACTTCGTTTCGCGCTTGGCACCCGCCGGGACACTGTTGCGCAAATCGATGGTGCTCGTTCTCGCGCGCGTGATCGCGGGCGCAACGCACATGCTGCACGGCAACCTTGCATACGTCGCGAATCAGTTGTTCGCCGACACGGCGGACTTCACTTTTCTGGTTAGGATCGGGACACTCTTCGGGGTGCCGCCAAAGGCTGCGACGTTTGCAACCGGAAACATCACGGCGACCGGAACCAACGGATCGACGATTCCGATCCACACACTTCTCCAGCGCTCCGACGGCACTGAGTACCAGACGACGGCCGGCGCTACGATCTCGAGCGGCTCGGCTGTGATCCCGGTGACTGCTCTCCTCGCCGCGACGTCTGGCAACTGCGACACCGGTACGCAACTGAACTTCGAGTCGCCCGTCTCAGGCGTCAACTCAGCCGTGACTTGCTCGGACGCTGACGGCCTGACCGGTGGCAACGACCCCGAGACGGTGGACAACTATCGCCCGCGCGTACTTGAGCGCTTGCAGTTGCCTCCGCAAGGCGGCGCGGATGCGGATTACGTCGAGTGGGCGACCACCGTTCCCGGAGTCACGCGCGCGTTCGTGTACCCGGGCGAGCAAGGGTTAGGCACGGTTGTCGTGCGGTTCCTGACGGATCATCCGGACGGTTCTGACCCGACTCCCGATTCGCCTACTATCACTGCTGTGCAGGATTACCTCAACACCGTGCGGCCAGTGACGGCCGACGTCGTCGTGATCGGTCCGGTGGCGAACCCGGTGAACTTTATCTTGCAGGTCACGCCGAACACATCCGACGTTAAGAACGCGTGCACGGCGCAGTTGAAGGATCTCCTCGCGCAAGGTCAAGCCGCACCCGGCGCGACGATCTTCATCTGGCAAGTGCGTCAAGCGATCGGCGGGACGCCCGGACTCACGAATTACAACATCACAGAGCCGCTCGGCGACATCGCGCAGACAACCAACCAGTGGGCGGAACTCGGCACGGTGACGTACACATGAGCAACCGAATTCTAGACGACGCGGCGTTGCCTGCAACGAAGGAAAACGCGCGGAACATCCCGGTCGGCGGCCTGGCGAAGAACTTCAGCGCTGACGCCGATTGGAACGAACAGCGCGGATGGTTGTCCGACCTGAAAGATCTCGTGTTCGCCCGCGTTGCGAACTGGTTCAAGTTCTCTCACAACACTTCGCCTCCGTCTCCAGCGGCGAGCACTGCGATTCTCAGCAGCAACGGGGGGCAGCTCCACATCTCCGAAAATGGGTTTCCCCGCGTCTGGATCAAGTCTCTCGACTACGTGAACGCGGGCGACAAGCGCTTCGGGTTGAACGGCCTCGGCACGGTGGACGATGCGGCCGCTTTGACGGCGGCGATCAACGCAACCGTCGCTGCGAGTTCAAGCACGAAGAAGGGCTGTCTTGTCCTCCCGAGCGACGTTCTGATCCGGATCCGAAGCGCGGTCACAATCGCGCCTGCCAATGGATTCGCGATGGTCGGAACGGGCTCGCAGTCGTCGGTGATCCTCGCGGACCCAACTACGCCCAATGATGACGGCTTGTGCCCGGATACTAACGCGTACGGGCGCTTCGAGGGCTTCGGAATCATCGCCCATCCCTCGAATCCCGTCGGCACCATGCTGCGCTTCAAGGCGTCGAGCGGCAATTCCCATCAGCACCGTATTTCGGATGTCGTAATCACTCTGGCCGATGGGTCGCGGCTCGCGTTCCAGTACGGGATCGCTTTCGATTCCGCGGGCCAGAACTCCGAGGTGCAATACGAAAACGTGGTGATCGAGGGTTACAGCGAAGCCGGTATTTATCTGCCCTTCACGCAGTCCAAGGGCCATGTCATGCGCAACGTTCAATGCAATGGACGTTGGGACGGAGTGGATCACACCGCGAACGGTGGCAAGTTTGGTGTGAAGGCAACCGGCGGAAGCTTCCAGTTTCGCGACGGTGGCGTCGGTGCGAACCGTGGTGCGGGCTTCTTCGTTGGCGCCGAGACCGAGCCGATCATCATTTCCGGCGTGGACATGGAAGAAAATTATCAGCTCTATGGGAGCGGAGATCCGAGCAGCGGCATGGTAGCGAGCGCGTCGATTCAGGAAGTCCTGATCGAGGGCTGTCGTTTCGATAGCGAGTTCATTGACCCAACCGGGATCATCCAGGTCAATAACGGCTGTCTCAACCTTCGGAACAACATCCTGAGAGGCTTCAACGCCGTGGCGCTGATCGCGTTCGCCCCGTCTGGGTTCGTTCGCGGGAACCGAATCGTAGATAACCAGTTTCTGTCGCCAGACTCAAAGGCCTACGACCCTGTCGTTATCTATGGTGCGGTCGCTTCATTGAACATCCGTCAGTGCATCGAAGTACACGGAAACACGTACGCGGCTATGGATTTCACTCCGACCCCACGTGACGAGACTCTTCAGCGTGAGAGCACAGCAGGAACTTATTTCGGCGGAAGTCTCGACGGGCTTGGCCTGCATCAAGACATGTACGCGGTAGACCTGACGACGTTCAATGCAGCGTCGCCTTCGCAAACGATCGCGATGCCGCAGACTCAGCCGAAGGGGTTCACCTACGAGGAGTTCCGCGCGCACCTCCGTGAGTACGCGATCGTCACGGGCGCGTTTACCTTGACGATGCGCGTCGGCACCTCGAGCGGCGGCGATGAGCTGTTGCAAGACATCGTGGTCGGTGATTCCGGCGTCGGAGACGATGTGAAGTACTACGGCGACGACCCGACCGAGCGGGGCTCAATGATGATGATGTCGGGTGGCCACATGCCCGCCGGCTCGGCGACGTCGCAGGTCTTCGTGACCGTCACGATCTCGAGCGGAAACCTCGGTGACGGCATGACCTCGAACATCACCCGCGGGCTGCTCGACTTCCCCGTGAAGTACTCACTTCAGCCGAGGTTTCTGGCCTAAT